ATGAACATCGACGAAGACACAGCGGCGTGGCTTGGCTGCCCTACGCCTCTGGAAATGTACAAGCACCAATGCGCCCTGCTGGAGGACGAACTCACTCAGACACAGGTCCATCTGCGCAAGGCTCGAGCGAATATTGCAGGATTAGTCCGGCTCAGCGATGACCTGGCCACCGGAAAATCGGCTGCCGAAGCATCGCTCAAGAAAGCCTTGGCCGAAGTCGGCGCGCTGAATCGGGAAAACTCAGAAATGGACAGGCGCATAAACGGCCTGCTGAGTGTGGCCGAACAACGCGACCACCTGTTCAGGGAGAATCAGCGGTTGCTGATGGAGGTGAAAGCGAACGCCGACTGAGTCGGCGTCATGGAGAGGAAGTACAGCAAATAATTTATTTGGCCTTGATGGCCGCTACGAGTCGATCCGCGATTGCTTTCATCCCGTAATCCTTTGGATGGGAGTCAACGCCGGTATGCTCGAAATCAACTGTTTTGCGGTCGGTATTATTAGGGTCTGTGTAAATGTCGCCGATGTACACGTAGGTACCTCCGGCAGATTCACAGCGCCGCTTAATTACTCGGTCTTTCCAGTTCGATTGCCACCACGTCGATACGCAGTAGATCTGCGCAGGACTCTTCTTAATGTCACTCAACAGGTCTCCGTAAGCAGACCAGAAGTGATAAAGGTTAATAACGGACTGAAACTTTTGTTTTTTGTTCAGATCTACATTGTCGCCGAGTTGAACGATCACTGATTTCGGATTCTTGGAAAGAACAGAGGCTAGCGATTCGATATGACTTTGAGTGACGCCGTCGTCTGACTCAAAAGGATAAAAGTTCCTCGCATATGCGTTATCAGTACTTATACCAAGCTCTCCTAACGTCACGTGCACGTAGTCGGTAGACTCGTACTTAGAGGCCATTCCGTGGGAACCGTACCAGCCTAATGCGGCGCTGGCAGGATGAAACGTTAGGCTATTTCCAACAAATACAATATCTGTTTGAGCTGGTTCTTTAGGTGCTTCTACTGCCTGAAATTCCTTCTTAGGCTGACATGCAGAAATGCAAAATAAAACCGATAACAAAGATATAGAACAAATTGCTCTTGCGAAACCAACTGGATACTTCATTAGTAAAATCAATCCCTCGTAGAAGATTTTCATTCTACATGCCTACCCATGCAAAGGCCATACAGCTTGCCTTATCATTGTTTATGGATGTCAAGGAACATCCTTGAAAAAAACATGACGCCCCAGGGTCAGTGTCTGCTTTGCCTTACCCGCCCAAATCGGTGGCTTCAGCATCGTTGTCGCGTAGTAATGCGTGGCCCCGCCGGTTGGATCCGGCACTGCGCCGGACATTACCTGATCGGCAGCCGACTGCGCCTGGGCAAACTGTGCAACAGGGATTGCTTTGTCGCCGCTGAGATACGCGTAATTAGGGTCATTCTGGTTCCAACAGCTGAACTGCCAAGGCTTCAGGCAAACGCCGGCGTAACCCTCTCCCCACCAAGACTTCGACTTCCCATCGAAAACACGATTTCGGATTGTCCAAGCTACTGCTATTTGCCCCCCGAGGCCTTCGCCGCGCGCCTCCCCCCACAAAGTTCGAGCTAGGACGTCTCGATCTCTCTCAGATACGGTCATGCTTCTCTCCTGGCTGCGATAGCCCGCTTACCGCGGGCCTGATGGTTGTACGGATGATCAAATCGTCAGGCTGCTCAACACCAATGCAGCAAGGCCTGGCTACTCCATGTATCAGCGCCCTTACCGTAAGGTGCGCAGTCGGATACAATCCCGCCGCTCGATTTTTATGAAAAAAACGAATTACTTATGAGACTCACTATTTACTTTGGGGCTAGCGCGGTTAGATGAAAGAACTAAAAACAGAACATCATTTAAGCCATCCCAAATATAGGCCGGACATTGATGGCCTTCGGGCCGTAGCGGTATTAGCGGTAGTAATATTCCATGCATTCCCTGCACACCTCAAGGGCGGCTTCATTGGCGTAGATATCTTTTTTGTAATCTCAGGATTTTTAATTACAACTATCATTCTTGGCAGCCTCAACAAAGGAAGCTTCAACTTTATTGAGTTTTACGCCAGACGAATAAAACGAATATTTCCAGCCCTGCTAATTATTTTAATATCTTGCTGCGCCGCAGGCTGGTTCCTGTTACTGGCTGATGAATATAAACAACTCGGCAAGCACCTTGCGGCTGGATCAGTGTTCATTTCTAATTTTGCACTTAGACAGGAAAGCGGTTATTTCGACAACTCGGCTGAAACAAAACCACTACTACATCTTTGGTCGCTTGGCATCGAAGAGCAATTTTACATTATTTGGCCACTACTACTGTACACCGCTTGGAGGGCAAGACTAAATCCTTTGGCCGTCATAGTGATTGCGGCCGCAATATCTTTTGCTTTAAACATTTCCAATGTTCGGACCAGCGGATCTTTCACTTTCTACTCACCACAAACTAGATTTTGGGAACTGTTAATTGGATCAGCACTAGCATATATAACCTTGAACAAAGAGGCGGCTCTAACAACGCTTAGAATGCCTGCTATGATCCGCGAAAAAGGCACGGAAGTTTTGTCTGCGCTTGGCTTTATAATGCTTACGGTTGGTTTCTTGCGGATCAGCGAAAGCAGACCTTTCCCTGGTACCTGGGCCTTGCTCCCAACGCTAGGCACCGCATTGATCATCGCGGCCGGGCCAAAAGCCTGGCTGAACAAAAAAATCTTATCAAACCGTTTGATGGTGTGGATTGGTTTGATCAGCTTCCCTTTATACCTGTGGCACTGGCCAATATTATCCTTTGCTCACATTGTTGAAGGGGCTTTGCCTTCAAGAAATATTCGCATAATCGCTGTGCTAGTAGCGATCACTCTTGCCTACGCCACATACCGGATAATTGAAAAACCGATTAGAAAACATGAAAACAGCAGAAAAATAGTTTTAGTATTGGTCAGTTTCATGATACTAACAGGACTGGCTGGATTCAGCATATTTAAGAACGAAGGTTACGTCTCTCGACTTGATGACCGCGCCCAGTTTTCAGCGTATTTCAAAAACGATTCTCCAGAATGGCCGTATATGGAGCGAACGGACCTACTGAGCAAATATAATGACCAATGCAACTTTTTCAATATTCCGCGATTTCGTGAAGGAAAAGCGACAACTATTCCTGTTAGCAGCATCCCCAGTACGTGTTACGAAAAAAATAGTTCTAGCACTAAGACGCTTTTCATTTGGGGTGATTCCCACGCTCAGCACTTATACTACGGCCTGAGCAAAAATCTCCCTAGCGACTGGCAAATACTTCAGGTAGCTAGTTCTTCCTGCCCAGCTAATCCTCACGCGACGGCGCCTTCCGCCACCGACTACTGCGAGCAATCTAATTGGTTTGCAATCCAGGCAATCAGCAAAGCAAAGCCAGACGTTGTGTTAATCGGTCAGGACTGGGGGCATGACATTGGAAAAATGCAAGAGATTACTGAAAAACTTAAATCAATTGGCGTCAAGGGAATTATCTTCACCGGACCCGTTCCCCACTGGAGTTCAGATCTTCACAAGATAGTCCTTAAGTCCCTGTGGGAAGATACTCCTAGCCGAACAATGACCGGCCTGAATAAAGACTTCATCGAAAAAAATGATGACCTCAGGAAACGATTTAACATCTACGGCGCGAACTATGCTGACATCATTAACTTGATGTGCGACAACGCCGGCTGCCTGACCTACATAGGCAATGACAAAAAAGAAGGCTTAACTTCCTGGGACAAATCACACTTTACGCCAGTGGCATCAAACTACGTCGCAGAGCACCTATTAGCTAAACTAGTAACAGAGGTCGATAAACAGAAATAATTACCCACTCAGAAGCCCGCAAATTCGGACCTCTGAGCCACTGTCATCTAAATCGGTTGGTCAGGCCAAGCAATATTATGTGGAAAGCCTGACTGACTTGGAACGTCATCGACGTCAACGCGATACTCCTTCCATTTCTTCAACAACGCGGCCTTCTCAGGAGTCGACCTTCCAAGGTCAGCTGCGTCCTGGAGTGGAGCGATCCGAACCGCTGCAGTGGCCAAGAGGCTGTCACGTTTTGATAGTGCGGCCGCTGACAACTCTTCTTTGGATTTCGGCGGCCGCTCAACTAAAATTGGGCGACCCTCAGGATCGGCCGAAATCAAAAGCCCCGTAGATTGCCCGTCGAGCAGAGAAAGGTACTCTGCATCGGTTATTTCGACAGCATCACCTGGAATGCTTTTTCCGTGCATTTCGATCGAGTAAAAGCCTGAGGTGCTCGTGGCATAAAATTTAGCACTCAGCAGCGACAGATACTCACTATCAGACAGTTCCACGGCGTCTGCCGGTAAATCATCTGCAGGATATTCGGCTGGATAAAAACAGACTTCAATTTTCGAATAAAACATCGTCTTCTCCAGATTAATTAGGCGCCAACGGCAAGCCAGCAAACACCGGCGGCGGTCACGCCGGTGCCGGATGAACTGTTCGCGCCGACAGATATCACGCTATTACTCTTCCTGAATGCAGTACCACTCCAGGTTCCAGTGCCCGAGGTAGCGGTACTGCTCTGAGCCGTCGCGATGGCCGAATAGAACGTATTGGGAAATGCGATAGGCAGCGTCACATCCAATATCTGGTCGTCTCCGACGTTCGCCCAACCCCACTGAATGATCAGGCTACCCAGCCACTCTGGCAATTTGATGTAACCGTTAACTGCTTTGGTGGTGGAAAAACCGCTGCCCAACTTGAGCGGGGTTACTGCAGTAAGGTCGTTGGCTAGGGCGTTCACTAGAGCTAGGGTGGCAATCTTCAGGCCGCCGCTTACCGTTTCGCTCGCCTGACCAACTGAGGCGATTGGATCTAGCAATACGAAGTCCACACCGTCATACATGACATCTGAGACCTGATCGGCAAAAAACACCGCGGCTACCTTCGCGCCGGCAGCATCGTACTGCTTGAGAGGCTTGGGCCCTTTGGCAGATACGTTGAGCGTTGGATTCAAGCCGGACGATACGCTGAACTTCACGTTAAAACGCTGAGGGGCCGCGTATGAGGGGATTGCGGGTGTTGGCGTCAACGTCAGGGCCGTCGAGGTACCAGAAGTGGTGAAAGCGGTAGCCTTCTGACCTTGTGCCAGCTTGTAAATTGCTTGAAGCACCTGGTCCTGCGTTCCCTTCACAGGAGATACACCCGCAGCAGTGAGCAAGCTTATGAGCTCTTCCTGAACGTCGTTAAGAAAATCGTCCGTAACCACCGTCGCCTGGACTCCGCCGACAGGATCCCCCTCGGTGAATTTACCGTCGACCGTGGCGCCAGGCCCGTCAATTCTGTGCATGCGTCAATCTCCGTACGCGAAGAGCGCGATCGTGTGCGCTGGCTTCAATTGATTTATTTTGCATTCCAGTGTGTCGTTGCCCCAGGTGCGAAGCCTCTCGCCGGCAGCGGAAACGCCAGCGCGGAACGAAATAACTGATGTTTCAGGAGCGCGGATCAACCAGGTGAAAACCCAGTCGCCGTTCGTAAGCGCATCACCTGCGCGAGAGAGACCGGCCCGGAAGGGGCGATACTCCTCGATGGTTACCGTGTAACCGAGCACGCCAGCCAGTTCTATGAAGTAGCCCGCAGACTGGCCGCCTGTGCTGGATAATTTCGCTAGCAGAGCGTTCTTTCGGCCCTGAAGTGTCTCTTCCAGCACTCCAGCGCATTTGTCGGGGAGCCCTGCAACCCTCTCCCAGTCGCTCAACATCTCGCTGGTGGTGGCAGGGTTGGCCTCCATTGGAAGCGCTTCACCCCGGCCATCTACCCGGGCCAGTTCAATCGACATACCATCAAGCAGGCCGTGAAGCGTGGTACCAGATTCTCGCGGGAAAGCTTGTCCAGGAGGCAGCAGCGTTTTCAGCTGCTCCAGGTAGTCGGCAGCTGTCGGCATTACGCCTCCTTAAAAGCTGGAGAAGGTTATGGTGCCGGGCACTGCCATGTGTCCGGTGGCGTGCGCCACGTCCGCAGTCGGGGCCGTAATCTGGTTGTCCGCTTCGCCAGCCGCGATAGAAACGGCCTCGCGCAGGCGGCTGATTAATGTCGGACTGCCCGGTTTCGAGTCGCGGACGATCAGGTCAGCGACTTCTGCTCGGACTGCAGCCTGGACAGCCGCCGTGTTCGGCGACAACTTCACCGCCATATTGAGCGGATCCGCCACAGGAGCTGCGACAAACACCTCTGCGGTCACCGGGCGTCGTGCATCAATGTAGGCCTGAACCTCTGCGACCTTTGCCGCTTCCGGGATGATGTCGTCTTCGCCATCACATACGAACAAGACCGTCACAGTCCCGGCGCCCATCTGAAGTGGGTAAACCCAAACCCGGGTGACGCCTGGCACCTCAAGAGCCCAAAGCTCATAGTCTGAGGCTGCGCCGCCGTGCGGCGGCTGCCTGATACGCTTCAGTAGCCGACTGAGCAGCTGGGCGTCCGTCTCAACATCAAGACCGCCATCTATGTCCGTGGCCGCAGACCCGGTCGATTGAACGCCGGCTACTGGAGATAACAGAAACAGTGGCGTTCCTGCCTGCGCGTCGCCGTCAGCGCCCGCCTCTACGGCGACAACAGTAGGCTGGAGCGTGACATCAGTGAACACCGCATCAGCCAGGACGCGGTACTGCACGCCATCTTGCCGCTGTAGGATTGTCCCGGCCGGAAGCGTCGACCCGATTGCGCCGGAAAGCAGCCCGGCACCCGTCGAGTAATCAGCGGCCTTGCGAAAGACTTTCCAGATTGCTGCCCAGCGCTCGAGGTATTCCTTCTCGGCAGTGTCGATGATCGCCTGCTTGGCAGCCCACTCAAGGAAGCCGTAGAGCATGTGCACTGCGCCAGCCTCAGACCGGGCGAGGATCCCCAACAGCGAGCGGCGTAGCACTGCGCTTTGCACGCCGGTTACGCGGCCGCTGATGTCGGTAGTAACCCGGTCAATGAGCTCAGGCAAGGTTGGTCTAGCAAATGGCATCAGGCAGCCCTCTTGCCGGCCTGCGCCGACCATTCATAGTTGTATCGGTAGCGAACGGCCGGGCCGGTCGGGCGATAGATATCGATAACGAGCAGCATCACGCCACGCGAGTGATATGAAGCGGCGACCTCGATCGTCGTGGCCACCACGTCATCAATCATCCAGGCCAGGGCGTCTCGGCAATATTGCTCGGCGCGGCTCAACGTTTGCGGCAGTTCTTTTTCCCTGGCCAGCAGCCAGAGCAGCGAGCCCGTCTGGTCGGTCGCCGAGGCGTTTGTAAGATCTCCCCAGTAGCCGCGTAAATCGTCCTGATCATATTCGGGCGGGATCTGCTCAGCACTGGCGCGGCGATCAGTAAATAGGCTGATGATCACCGCAGTTTCAAGGCCGTCATCGCGCTCAAGGTCGAAACCAAACAGCACCAGGTCTCCGCCGAACTCGGTCATTACCATTGCGGCGTCAGCCATTAAATGGGCGCTCCCGTGTTTGCGGATCCGACCAACACCCCGTTATGTTGGTGGGTGCTGCCGATGTTTTTCCCGTTGTTTGTAACTGTGCCGGTGGATTCAATGTTCCCCTGGATCTTCACGTTGCCGACCATTTCAATCTCGCCGATCAGCTTGATGGTCGGGGCCTCAACCTCTGCATGCTGAACAGCCGTGACCTTGACCATTTCGCGCAGCAACTCAACTTTGTTGCCGAGGTCGTCGTACATCGCGACCTCGCCAGCCTTCAGGGTGATGCGATAGCGGCGGTCATCTACCACAAGTACGATGATCTGCTCTCGGTTCCCGCCAACCGAAGCCGCCGCCACATCACCGCCGGTGGGATGGCTGGTGAAGCCGTAGTTCTGCATATGTTCGACGCCATCGCGCAGCTCGCCCTTCAACAGTTCAATCTGCAGCTGTTGCCGGCCATTCGAATCGTTGACGCCGCGCAGGACGCCACGGCCAAACATCATCATTACGCGGTTGCTGAGATCGCGAATTGGGTTACCCATCTTTCTTGTCCTCTTCCCCGATTGCTTCCGCCCAAATATTCCGACCGCCCTTTTTCCCTGATTTGCCTTTCTTCGAATCGGGAGGCTCTGGCGAAAAGGCTTGTGGGCTGACGATGTCGAGCTTGGTAGTGGTACCGCCCTCGCCCCGCTCGTAGGTGGCCTGGCGGATAATCATTTGCCCGTCCATGCGCAACCATGGCGACTTGACCTGGACCAACATTCCAGGCTCCCAGATAGGGCCGCCCGGTGTTTGGCGCCAGCCCTGGACGGTTATAGAAGCTGATGCCGATTTTCCCAGCCGACTATTGGCCTCCCACGTGGCTCTCTCCTGTGCGCTGGCATTCGATCCTCCAGACTCAGCAACGATCAGCATGGGCCGATAACGGCTGATCCCACTGTCACTGGCGCCGCCCTCGATATGTGCCTCTGTTCCTCCCTCGCTGTTGGGACTGTATGCGGCCTGCCCCTTTACCAGGTAATTACGGAACCGCTGGCTATGGTCGATGCTGCCGGTGGCACTGAGGATGTTTTCACCCTGAACCAGTCCGACGGCGGCCCGCTTGTTACCCGCCCTGGTGATCAGTAGGCCGCCGGCGCCATCCGTCGTCAGCAATAGGCGTCTCTGCTTGGCGTAACGCTCAATTGCTTCGAACGCTGTTTCGCCCTGCTGCAGTTTGCAGACCGTGAATGGAGCGCCCACCGGTACATCAGCCGAAACGCCGACGCCGAATGGCTGGGCCAAGACCTGGGCGAAGCGCAATAGGTCAATGTTCTTCCACTCGTCCGGCGTGTGCACGGCACTACAGTCGATCAGGTCCGATGTCCGGTCGCGCCCTTGGATATTGATGGTGTGGTCATTCGCACTGAACGAAGGCTTGAAGATGTCGGCATAGCCAACCACCATCGTTATTCCGCCGAGACGGACTTCGCACTTATCGCCAGGGAGGATGGGCCAGGGCTCAACTTGAGCACCTCTGCCCTCCTGCCCTTCCCAGCGCTCCGTAAGGGTCACAGTGAACGCGCCAGAGGAAGCATCAACCGCGCGCGTTACTCCAACCTGGGTCCATCCCGCGTAATTCATGCCGTTGACCAGCAGCTCAAGGTCATCCATTTGCAAGAACCTCAAGCTGTTGACCACCGATCAGGAAGCCTGGGCGGCGCGGGTCGTTGCGCAACACGATATCCTCGGCCCTGCTGGCGTCACCGTAGAGCTGATAAGCAACAACGAGAGACGGCAGCGTCTGCCTGGGCGAGAATGTCGCGAGTCGGGGCAAATCCTGCTCAGGATCCGGAACGGCCTGAACCACCGCGGTCCTTAAGTCGGTAACCGCGACATATACGAGGTCGTTACTGGTCGACTCGCTCTCCTCATCCAACCTGTCGGAAAGCTCAGTACGCGCCGCAATGGCCGCCTCGTAGCTATCGTATTTAGTTGGTTCGGAGGTTGTTTTTGTGCCGCCGTTGGAAACATCCTCAGTTGCCTGCGTGACCACTGCGGCGACAGCAGCCTCAGAAATTGCAGCCTGACGAACGAGCGCGGAAACGGCGCTGGTGTTCCTCACGACCTGCTGACGGCTCGGCGTAGCAGAAGATGATGCATCATCGGAGCTTGGGAAATACTGGCTGTACAGACTCATCAGCATTCCAAACGCGCTGCTGCCAAACGCTGACCGGATGCTGCTGATAGCGTCAACGACCTGGCCAGCGAACTCGAGCGGGGCCTGGATAAGATTGAACGCATCAGAGCCGATGCCTTTGACCTTGTCGTAGTAGTCGGATACTGCCTGTATGTCGCTTGAAACGATGAACTCAGGCGAGCTAAGAAAGTCGCTCAGGCCCTTTATCTGTGTAGTGGCGGCGTCGGCGACGAAGGCCGGATAGCCCTTCGTGAGAAAGTCGGCCACGAAATTTTCTTTAGCCGACTCGGTGACTTCGCCGGCTTTCGCGCTGATCGCATTTACGCTGTCGACCTTGGCAGAGGGGTAAGACGCCTCGCCCGCCTCGAGGAAAGTCATCGAGATCGTGCATTTACCGCCCTCGTCCGAGGATTCGCCGACATTGAGCCCCCGACAGACCACCGTCAACTCACCCCGGTACGGGTGAACCAACACTCCAGGGCCTGCTTGCTCGCAGACTTTGATCAGCTCTTCCCGGGCGACATCGTATTCTTTGCCCAGCAGGTAGCCGGTGATACTGAACTCTCGCGACTTACGGCCAAGGTCTTCTGTATAGGGAATATCGCGCTCGGCCGCCTCGTGTACTGCCTGGCGCCGGCCGTGACTGCTGTCTGCCGTAGCCACAAAAAAGCCCACGCCGCGAAAGGTCGCGGCGCGGTAGTTGTCTCGCCAAGCCATAGGGAACTCCGGTTACGGGGCCATCATCGAGTAACCGATGTCGGTATCGAATGTCGCTCCCTGGCTGCCCTCGGTTTTCACCTTGGACCCTGCTGGGACGTTGTTCAGGTCGACCTGCACCCTTACTGCCTGCTCAGGAGGGGCCATCTGCTGAACAGCGTCCCGGCCGATCTGCGCAGCGCGCCGACCAAGGTCGGTATCTGCACCGCCGGTGGATGCAGAGGGCGATCCGCCTTCAGTACCACCGCCGACACCGGCGCCATCAATGCCAAGTAATTTCTTGGCCCAATCGGGTAAGCCGTTCTTGATGGCGGCAACAGCCTCGGTGATCTTGCTGCCGAGGATGGCGCCCAGGTCCCAGCCTGTCAGGTACTTGATCAGGCCGTTGAAGCCCTCCATCATCAAAGTGATGGGGTTGTATTCCTTCCACAGCTTCCAGATGCCGTTGATTATTCCGTCACTGAAGGCCGCCTTAACGCCCGCCCATTTCTCTTCGAAGAACCCGACGATGTTGTTCCAGTTCTTGTAGATGACGTAGGCCGCGGCGCCAATTGCCACGATCGCCGCCAGGAACCAGCCGACTGGCGTGAGAGTGATAGCCAACCCGAGCCCCTTCAGGGCCAGCGCCAGGTTCAGCACCGCCATCAGGAAGCCGCCACCGATGTACAAGCCCAGTGCCGTGAATATCAGGTTGGCCGTGCCGAAGGTGTCGGAAAGCGAACCGAATATCTCGATCACCGGCTGAACACCGTCGTACAGGTCGCCAAGAAAGCCGGTGACACGTTCGATGTTGCCAGGCAGGTTTTCGGCAAATGCTGTGGCGAAAGCCTCAATCTGTGGCCTGTATTTGACGATGGTCTCGATCAACCTGCCGCCCAACTTGTTCAGTTGCGGTACCAAGCTGCTACCAATCGTATTACCGACGCCACTCAGTGCCGCATGTATCGTGTCTAGGGTATCGCCGAATACCTCGCCCTCACGGACAGCATCATCCGAGATGACCACGCCCAGACGACGCGCCTCGTCTGACATTTCCTTGAGCCCCGCACTACCACCGCGAATCAACGGCAGAAGCTCTGTAGCGCTCTTGCCGAAGATCTTCACGGCCGCCTGAGCCTGCAGGGACGGGTCTTTGATCTTCGAGATTCGATCAACGAAGGTGTCGAACAGAGCATCGGAGCTCTTCAGCTTGCCGGATGAATCCTTGATGTTGATGCCCAGGCCTTTGAACATTTGCGAAAGCTCTTTCGAGCCCGCCGTTGCTGCGCCGATGTTGATTTGCATCTTCTGCAGCGCACCGCCAAGTGTTTCCGCTGACGATCCGCTGAGCTTCGCTGCAAAGCTAAGCTCCTGGAATCGCTCGCGGCTGATGCCGGTACGCTCGGCAGTATCACCAATTGCGCCCGTTGCATCAGCGAAACCCTGAAAAAACATGTTCAGCGCAGCGCCTGTGATTCCCAGCGTGGCCCCGAGCCCCAGCAGCCTCCGGGTGCTTGAAGCAACCGCACTACCCACGCCGCCGATCGCACCGCCTACGTTCTTCAGGCTGTTCGCGAAAATCGGCAGGCCGGTACGATCAAGCGCACCGGCAATTCCAGCGCTCGCCGCTTTGACCTTGCCGAAGATCCCACGCAACGGCGCCGTGATCTTGTCCACGGCCGCGATGATGACGTTTAGGGAGTATCCTTTGTCTGCCATCCAACCCACTCCTCGGTGCGCTCAAGCCACCAGTTCAGCTCGTCGAAATCCATTTCCATGACTTCCGACGGCTGAACGCTCATAACTTTGACGACGACGGTTACGCCTCCTTCCCACCCCCGAGGTGCTTCAGCAAAAAATCCCGGGCCTCGCCGATGACGGCGGCTTGATCGTCCTCGCTCAGCTCGTCGAGCAACGCAGGGGGGTGGCCAACCATCTTGGCCCCGAGGTCAATCAGCGTGGCAAAGTCCATGTCCGCGCCGCCGTTGCCCTTGCCATCCGAAGTGATGCGCAACGCATGGCCGCGCAGGTATTTCAGCTTGCGGGTCACGGTCAACTCAGTGAACGTGTCCTTGCCGAACGTGATTTGCTCGGCGAGTTGAATCGTTTTTTCCTTTGCCATTACGAGATTTCCTCGGCAGAGATGCCTTCGAAGCGGCAAGCGATGTTGCCTTCTTCGGTGTTGCCGGTGCCCTCACCTGCGTACCAGGCCTCACTCAGGGTGATGACCTTGCCGTTGGCAAGTTCCAGCGTGATGGTTGCGTCATCGAGCGTGACCAGATCTTCAAGGCTCAGCTCGTTGCGATCGGTGATCTCACCCTCAATAAATGGAATCTGAGGGGTTTCCTTGTAGCCGTGGACAACGTCGGAGCCCACCACGCCTTCGCGCTTTGGCTTGCCGAGGTTGTAAGTGAAAGCGCCCTTGGCGAAGTAAATGTCGCCGTTGACCTTCAAGGCGATGAGTCCGCCAATACGGTTTTTTCCTGCCATGTTCTTTCTCCTGGCAATCGCCGTTACAGGCGGAACTGAATTTTGTTGGCGACGATTCGCAGCTGGTTGACCAGGTCAGGCGGGATCAGCAGATCCAGGCGATTTGGGTCGCTCTCGTTACGCTCGGCGATCAGGTTGGCCTTGAAGTCTTCCATGTTCTCCACCAGACCCAGACGCTCCCACTCACGGAACTTCGAGACCGCCTCGGCCTTCATCACCACCGGCGTTACCACTGGCTGCCCGACGCCGTAGCGCGTGCCATCATTGGCAAGCTTGTGCCGCGGGTACTTGCGCAGGATGTAGTCGCGCCAGTCATGGCGGATATACATCAAGGTGAACAGCGTTTCGCTGTCCAGGTAGCTGATGTCAGCGCCACCGGCGGTGTTGGTTTTGTAGGTGGTGATCAGGCGCTCAACAACCATGGTTCCGTCGTTGTTGACCTTGCTGGTCGCGATACCGTCGAACAACAACAGGTTCCGTTCCTGGTTAGTGAACTTGTCCGCGGTGGCGGGCGCCAAGCACCAGGCGTACTGAAGATTTTGGATTGGCCGGGCCGGATCGATGGCGGCGTAGAGAGCAGCGATCGCCATGGTCTCGGCGGCCTTCTCGTAGGTCGGCATCGGCTCGTCGTTGGCCATCATGACGACCAGGTGCTGACTATTGTGGCTGTCGCCGAGGGTTCCAAGGGAGCCTTGAGTGCCGCGCGCCGCTGTGAAGGCGTGGGCCTCGATTTCACGATCCCAGGCAAAGCGGCTGTTCAGCTCAGTCTTCACCGTCGCAAGGGTTGCCGCATCGGTATATGCCAGCCCCCAGACCTGGAACCACTCATCACCCAGAGCCGCCAACGCCGAACCAAGGTCTGGGTTTCCAGAGCCGCCGGTGAAAGCGCTGATGGTGACCGCGACACCGCTAGGCAGTACCTGGCCGGTGTAGTAGTTCACACGGGCGTTCAAGCTGTTTCCGGCCTCGCCTTTATGGCGGCTGGTCAGCGTAACGGTACCTGTCGCGGCGGTGGCCGTTACTGGCATGTCATCTGCGGCCGTGATTGCCGCGACCACAGATGCCGCGATGACGGTTGCGGTGTCGGCACTGATCACGCCGACAGAAACGCGACGCCCGGCGATCATCAGCTCAATGGTGCCGGATGCTGTGGCGGGGCCGGTGAACGCCAGCGTGGCGGCGGCTGCTACGCCTGCTGGATTATCAACCACCGGCATCACTTGTAGCTCGGTGTAGGTATCGATCGCCATCGCCGCGCGAACCATGCCAGCCAGCATCGAGCCCTTCCCGAACTGAACGTCTGCCTGGGCCGGGCTGGTGATGCGGATCAGGGTGTTGGCAGCGGCAGCGCCGGCGGCCAGCTTCTGACCAATCAGCAGGCGACGGTAGCTGACCGGCTGAGGGCCGCGCACCGCCTTGCTGTTGTCGATCTCGCTGTAGACACCAGGCTTGCGAAGCGCGCCGGCACCAGGAATCGTATCCATTCCGATGGTCATTGTTTTTCACCCTTGGTTTCGGCCGGTACTACAGCCTCTTTGATAACGACGTCACCGGCCTTTCCCTTGCGGATCCAGTAACTGTTGAGTTCCACAGACAAGCCTTCTGGCTTGATCTGCTCATAGGTGTCGGGGTGACGCACCAGACGGCCCTCGGCCGGTTTCACGAGCACGCGCGTGGTCATGGATTCAGGTCCTCGATGATGGTTTCTGCGCGATCAGCCGGATTCGGCTGCGCGTTGCCCAGGCTGTATTCGGTCTTAACCGACTTCAGGTGTGGCAGGCTTTGGTTGAACAGGTCGTCAGGGTGACGATCAAAATATTCAGCGTCGAAGATGAGGCGGCACGCGCCCGTAAGGTGCTCCGACTGATCCAGCAGAACCATGCGCGAGCGCACGTACTGCAGGTCATTCACCGTATCGCCGAGCGTGTCGTCCATGAGCAAGAGGCGCTCTACCTGGCGAGCCAGCGTGTCGAGGGTGTCATCCAACGCTTCGTTGCCTTCGGCGTGTATTTCCACCACCAGCTCCACGCGGCGCCTGTATTCCTTGGGAGCCTGGTTAAAGATCTCTGCCGTTTCGTCCATCGTGTAAACGATGATCGCCGGCAACTCGCTCTGCCAGCCGTTGGAAATGAGCGGCGCCACCCGGCTGGCATAAACGCTTGCCCCCGCATTGGTGGCACCCAGCAGCACCGCGACGGCCTGCTTGCGGATCAGTTCTCGTGGGTGAGCCATATTCAAACCTTGCGAAGGAACAGCGTCACACCCGCCACTCCATCGGCCTGCACGTCATGGATTTTGTATAAAACGCCCCGCGCCTGGACGCGATCACGGTTCGTAGGCTCGTTCGGCAAGTCAATCACCCGAACCCCGAGGACGGGGTTGTTAGAGGACACCGGCGCGCCAGTCTCAGGATCGACGGTAACGTGGGCACTATCGAACACCGCCTGTGCCAGCGGCACACCAGGCGCAACACCATCGGTCAGCCAGTAAACAGCGCCCAATGGATCAAGCGCTGCTGTCGGCTCACTGAAGGCGCGGATCGAAACGCCGAGCATGCGCTGGGCCATTGAGGCCCAGCCCATTTACGCCACCGCCGCCGGCGCGGATACGCCGTTCAGGCGGCAGGCACCCGTGGCGGATGGGTTAGTAGCAACCTCAGTCGCCATACCCACCAACACCAGGCCGGTGGCCGACACGTTCGTCAGGGCGCGGCTGGTGGTGTTCATGTAGATCGGGTCACCGATCGCCCAGGCCTGAGCGCTGATCTTGTTCAGGCCGAACACGCCGTCGAGCTTGAGCACCACCGGGGCAGCGGCAGCTTCAGTAGTAGCAGCCACGCCGACAATCGAACCGACTTTGTAGAGCTCGCCCGAAACAGTGCCGCCGGCTGGTGCTGGAACAGTCAGGCAGTCGCCGTGCTGGATGAAAGTCTTCATGCAAGGTCCCCTTTAGAGACAAGAACTGAAAAACAAAAAGGGCGCCACACGGCGCCCTTTTGGGTTTGGATCGAACGCCTGGCTTACGCGCCCGGGTTCTTGTAAGCGCCGCGGTAATCGATCCAGGCTGCGCCGAACACCAGGCGGGCTTTGATTTCCATGCCGTCGACCTCGAAGCCCTCGCGGGTTTCGGTGAACACACCCTGCTCACCTTCGAGGTAAGCGTATTCAAAGGTGTCGATGGAACCAGGTGCTGCGAACAGGTACCACTGGTTGCCGGTGATGCGGGCATCGACGATTACAGTCAGCGAGGCGTTGCGCACATCGTTGATGTCGGCGTTCTTCGCTGGCACATAGTTGGAGCTGGTGAACTGGTAAGCCTCCAGCTCCTTGTCAGGACCGACCACCAGGTACTCGGGAGCCAGGTTGAGGAACTCGCCAGCCTTGCTCTTCTGCTTACGCATAGCTGCGCGGGCAGCCGCCAAGGTTGTGGTATTGATTGCCCCGCCGCTGGCCGCGAGGTTAGCGTGGCCCGCATCGTAGAACGGAACACCATCGGTGAAGGTCGGGTTGCCCAGCAGCAGGGCCCAGACCACGTTGGACTCGGTCGCCGCAGCAGCATTACCGAGCGCTGCCGGGATACGGGTCAGCGCACCCAGGTCATCGTTCACGATGGTTTCCCAGGTGATGGCGATGATCTTGCCGAACTTGGCGACTTTGATCGGGGCACCGTCTTCGGACAGCGTGCCGTACTTGTATTCGCCGTGTTCCTTGACCTGCTCGAGCGCCGCAATGTCGCCCAGGGCTGCGCGAGTTACAGCGCGGAAGTCTGGCACAGTGGTCGGACGGCCCAGCGGGCGCCAGGTTTGAGGGGCGTTGGTGTACGCATCACGCAGTGTGCGGTTAACAGTGCTGCCGAGCAGCAGCGGGAAGTCGCTGGTGCTGTGCATGCCTGCGGCGCGCACTGCTTGGCGATCACAGCCCAATGCTGCGCGGGCCAGCTCCTGCGGCGTCATGCCCCGCGCGTTACCGCCAGCCATCTCGACGAACTCACGAGCCATGTCCACCAGGCGCATGCCACGGAACTCACGGCCAGCGTCTTCCAGCTTGACGGTGGCGTCGCAGCGGTGCAGCAACGCGTTCTGCATGGCAGAGCGTTTGGCGTTCAGGACGGTGACATCTTGGCCGCCATTCACGTTCGTAGGCTGGCTGTTGCGGGTGTTCGGCTGATCTTTATTCTGGCGCTCGGCCACGGCATCGATCAGCGCGGCGCTCGCATCGCTCACGGAAACCCCGCGGGCGATCAAGTCTTCGACGACGGCTTCGTCATCGAGACCAACCTTGCGGGCCATGGTGCGAATCGTCAGGCTGCGCTTACGCTCTTCTTCAGCCGATTCACGGCGAAGCTTCTCGTCGGCCGCGCGCTTCTCTTCTTCGGTCATTGCAACTTCCTCTTGGATAATAGGCACGGCGGCCGGTTCTACGATCGGCTCAACTGCCGACCGAACTTCAAAAATTGTGTGGAATCGTTGGCCTTCGTACTCGGCCGGGGTTTTGGCGCTGCGCACTTTTGCGCCGTCATCGAAACCGATCGGGACGAGAGACAGCTCCAAAGGCTCCCAATCGACAGCGCGGTAAGTGGGGAGCTTGTCGTCTTCCTCCTCCACGACTTCGTACCGGTGCACCGCATAGCCGACGCTGATGTTTCGAAGGATGCCGTCAACAACGTCCTTGAAGACCACGTCAGCGTCTTCACGCTTGCTGAACCTGACCAAAGCATGGCCTTCGCCACCATCGAGCCAGGCGCGCTCTACCACGGCGAGTACCGCACTCAGTTGGTACTGGTTGTGGGTGTCGAGCAGTGGCGCGCCGTTGTTGAGCCGATCAAGGCGAACCGCACCTTCGCTGACATCAAGCTCTTCCATGTAGCTGCCGACATCCCATGACCAGCGCCGGCCTTTAGCGCCGGTCGTCCAGGTCAGCTCGACGGTTCGCGCGTCAATATCGACCGAGCCAGGCCGCACGGCAGCACGCAGGCTGAGCATCGGCGTCTCATGTGTCTTGCGTGTCATCACCTGATTCGGAGTTGGCATCGTCTGGTTTCTCTTCGTTTGATGGTGGCTGACTCGGCGAACCTGCGGCCGCTACTCGGCGCGGGTCGCAGTCCAGCACCAGCCCGTACTCGTCGATCATGTCGTTTGCTTTCTTGATTTGTTCGGCGTGCCGCTTTGGGTCAGTGATGCCAAGTTCGCGGAGCGCGTCGGGCCAGGTAGTCAGGCCGTTGCGCACGCGAGTGATGACGTTCTCTGTTTCCGCCTTTGGGTCGACCATGTCGCGACGGGGCGGAACCCAATAGGCCTTCACGTCGTCCGTGACCCCACCAGGGAGAAGCACCTGTGCCTCCATGAACCAGCGCCATACCTGATCGCACAGCTGTGGGATCAACATCCGCCACTGCCAAACGTCGACCCGGCGTGCGAAGTTCAACCAACCCATCCGCCCGCTTGAAAAGTTGACGCCCTTTAAGTCGCCGGTGAGCAACTCATAAGGAACACCCAGGCCGACCGCCATGGCGTGCAGCTGCTGCCAGGAGTAGGCCGTGTAACCATTGAAGGTCGGGGGAGTGCCGAAACTGACGCTTTCTCCGAATCCGAGCTCCTGGACAATTCCCGGCTCTACTCGGTCAATCAGTGGCGGCGTCTTGCCGGTAGAGGTGCCGCTGTTTTCGTCCTTGGTGACGAATGCGGCGAAGCAGGAGGCGATCTTCGCCTGCTCCATCACCGCGTCTTCCATTTCGTCGAAGTTGCGCATGCGCTGGATGACAGGAGCCAGCCAGCTATAGCCGCGGGCTTGGCCGGGCCGTTTACGCAGAAAGACATGAATCACATCCTCGGCGGGCACCCGGCGCGATTGTAGGGATCCCCAAACTGCATTGGCACCCGGGTGCTCATCGAACAGCCAATACGCAACCCGGCGGCCGAGCGCGTCGAACTCGACGCCCTGGATAATCCGGTTCAGCCCGACAATGTCCGCCTTCGACTCGTCGAGGAAGTCAGCCTCAAGCACCTGCAGTTGAACGGGAACCGGCAAGCCGTCAGAGCTGAAGCGCCGCCGGCGACGAATCAAGCATTCGCCGCTTTCGGCGACAGCCTCCATGATCATGTGCTGCAGTCCGTAGAAGTTGTCCAAACCGTCGGCATCGCATTCAGTCGTTTCGGCCCATGCCTTCCACAGATCCATAAGCCGCAGGCCATCGCGATCCCGCTTCGCCAACGGCAACGGCACAATGCCGGCGCCCACAGCGTTGTCAGCTATCCCGGTGATGCCGCGCTCGCCGAACGGATTGTTGCGCCGCTGGTCCCGAGCGCGGTTGCGCAGCTTGGCCAGGGCTGGAGCGTTCTCAACGTTCGCATCGGCACCGGTGGCCCGCCATCCATCATTGCGCCGGCCACCTGCTGCACCCTCAAACCGCCGTTCGATCATCTTCAGCGCCATGTCCGTGCGCGCCTTCTTCAGCCGCATCTCGGAGCGCTTTGCCGCATACCCAGGGAACAAGCTGTCGAGCATGCTCATGGGCAATATCCTTTGGAGAATGAGGTGTAACGGCGCCCGCCGTCGTTGCAGGCGTTCAGCCCCAGTTCGGTGGACATGTGCTTGAGGATCCGCATCATCTCGTCGAGTGACCGATAGGTGACGCTCTTGTCGGCGTACCGGACCGACAACGCCCCTTCAGCGATTGCCGCCTGCAGGGCGTTGTATTGCTCGATCGTGTAGGCCATCAGTTTTTATTCCAGTGAGAGGATTTCTTCCGCGGTCGTTCTTCCGCATTTGGCTCGTTGCCGCCGGTGACAGCAGCAACCAGCAGATCCAGGTCAAGCCCGAACCGTTGCTGGCAGATGCGCAGGGCGGCGAGCGCATACACGAAGCAATCAAGCGCCTCGTTTCGGCGTCCGCCGCTGTCCCAGCGCATCACACGCTTGCCTTTGGAGATGGCCGCTTTTTTCTTTTCGGAGGTGAGCTGCTTGACCTCCGACTCGTCGCAGATCACATCGTTGGCCGGCAGGTGAACCACCCCAGGCTGAGACACGCCAGCCTGAGAGGCAGCGGTATCGACCGGCAAACCCATACGGCTGTAGAGCAACTCTTTGGCGTTGTCGGTACCCACCTCGGTGAGGAAGACCTTGTGCACCTTGTTCTTCGTGCGCGGGAAGTTCGCGATCGGCTTGCCGTAGATGGTCGCACCACGGATTGGCACGACCCAGTGCACGCCATGCTTACGGCTTTCGGCGTACACCTCGTCGGCATAGTGGCCGCCGGCGTCCCACGTCCAGCGCTCAACCTTCATGACGGTGCCGTCAACCCGGGTGAATTGCCGGTGCAACTCCAGCCCCACCTTGCGGCGAAGCTCTTCGCTGGCCGGGTCGCCCATCAGAATGAAGCGATGGACCAGCCATGCCTCCTCGCCTGGGCCGAACGCCCAGACACGCCCCTCGAAACGGTCGTCCTGGGTATCGATGCCACCAACAAGAACAAGGCCAAGGGCCGGGACCTGCGGATAGACTTCGCGGCGCCCGTACAGAACTTCGGAGTCGAGCTTCTCGCCCTGGTCGTCGTCCCACGTTTCGCCGCGCGTGGTGTTCATGAAGGTGATCAGCTTTGAGACATCGCCTTTCACCTTCAGCCACTCTTCCGCCAGACTGAGCCAGGTACTCCAGGTGCTGTAAATCGCCCAGATGCTGAAGCTGACAGAACGCGGGGTGCGCATAATTTCGCCGTCAACCCCAAACCAGTCCATCCCGTCACGGGTCCAGATGCCCGTGTGCTCGCAGATCCAGCGACCGGTCTTCGACGCCTCTACCATCTCGTTGTGCCAGATCACGCAGGCTGCGTGCTCGCACAAGTACCAAGCTTTTTCCGCCTCGCCGAGTGCGTTCTTTTCCCACTTCAGGCCGAATTCGCAATCCTTGCCGCCCCACTTGAGCGTCTGCTCTTGGTGGCAGTGCGGGCAGTCGATGTGAAACTTCAGCAGGTATGGCGACTCCTCGACCGCCTTGGTGATCTGGCAGGAGCCGACACGCTTTGGCGTTGAGCCACGAATCGACTTAGGGTAGATCGCACCATTGAGGCGCTTGTCACCCAGGGTGATCGGCGAGCCCTCACCTTCGACGCTCTCGTCGAAGTTGGACAACTCGTCGTAGATCACCTCGTCGGCTGACTTCTCGCGGTAGTTGCGCGAAGCCTTGCCGCCGCGAATCCAGAGCGTGCGGCGGTTGGCGAAAATCTTCTGGTCGAGGGTGTTATCGCTGTGCTTGCGCCCGAACCACGGGGCCAGGTCGCCCACCGCCGGGACGTCGCGGATCATGCCGTTGACATGGCTCTTGCTGATGTCCTCGGCGTCTGGGTCCGTCGGACTCCACATCATCACGTTGCGGCGCTTGTGCTGAATCTTGTAGCCGATGTTCGCCATCAACAACTTGGTGTAACCGATCCGCGCCGACTTGATGAAGTTGACGACGTTGATCAGGTCATTGCCCATGCTGTTCAGGATCGCAACCTGGAACGGCTCGGTCGTCCACTTGCCCTCGTTGTAGGAGGACTCAGCCGACATGTAGAAATTCTTGTCCGCCCACTCGACGGCGGTTTGCGGTGGTTCTTTGTAGAGCGCCTGGAGTCCTAGCTTGATCGACTTGCGCAGATCATTCAGCCACGGACTCAGCGTACTCATCTAATAATTCCGGAAGTTGCTCGCCAAAGCTGGCGGCAATATTTCGAGCAAGCGCAATCTCCCGCTCGACCGACTCGATGATGCGAGGGTCAACCTCCGGGTGGCGTCGAGTGACGGTCTTGCCGACGGTGTCCAGTTTCGAGCCGATCTGAGCGGCGATTTTTGCCAGGGCAAATGTGGCGAATGGAACAGGTACGAGCAGCTTGTCGAGCACCAGGTTCTTCTTCTCCTGGGCGATGCGCTGAGCGGCGGTGAGGCCGCGGCGCTCTTCGAGCAGCTTGTACTCGATCAGCGGATCGAGACCTTCGGTTCCATCCCCCGTCGGTTGTTGTTTCCGCTGCGCATGTTCAACGCGGTTTTCCACCACGTTCTGCACGGTGTAGAACGCCTCTCGACCGATGCGTGCGACGGGCGCAACTCCCCATTTGTCAAAGGCTTGCGGGGAAATCCCGAGGCTCGAAGCCATCTCGGATTTGTTCAACCATCCGCGCTGTTTGGTTGTTTCGTTTTTGGCCAT